GTCAAGTGCTACAAGTGTGGTGAAGAGTTTAAGAGGTACTGATGGCCCTCCTTCCAGTTAGAGTACAGTTTAGGTTGAATGAGAAAGGGATTTGAATGAAGAACAAGACTATAGGCACAACTGTAAGAACTAACATTAGTCTTTTAAATAATGCTGTAGAGTGTGGTGTACCCTTTATAGTCATTACAGCTGAAGACCCAGATTTTAGTCAAACAGTACTAGATTATATCCAGAGGAAAGTAGACTATATGGCTGCTTTACCTCATGGAGTAAGCAATCTTGGGGCAAATATTGCTCTGAGAAACGCTCTAGATGCTGTTAAATCCTATAATGAATGGATTAAGAAACCTAATGAATTACTGACAGAAAAACCCAAGAAAACTAAGAAAAAGAAGTCTAAAGTGTGTGATGGTGGCTCAAAAATCCATTGCGTTAACTCATCTGAGGATGCACAAAATATACCGCCGGACGACATTTTAGACGGTCGCCGTTCGGTTGAAGCAGATAATTACGTTGATGGAACCTAGAGTTTAGATGGTTAATTGACCGGTAACTTTGACCCCCATTATATAAAAATTTTCTGCCAGATGGGGGGGGTCTCGTTTTTAGGTGTTTTCGAGTGTTTTCGGCCAAAATTGGGCTTTTTGAGAAGTTCAGTTTTGGCCTATTTTTGTGTGTTTTTGTGAAAAAGTGGGTGATTTTACTCTAAGATTTGAAATAGATTTTAAAAAACGTGAAATTAATTAACCCATGGTTTTGACCCCACATATATATAATTTACTTTTCCCTTTTTTCTAATGATTAAAATAGACTTTAGATCTCTTTTATCTTGTGGGTGTAGATATCTATATTTAAATTTTTTCAGAGAAGAACAGTATATATTATAGGTCGAAACCACCGGTTAATTTATTTGGTATTTTAAGCAGCCAAACTAGAGTAAATAGTTGAAAGTCTATAGTGGAGACTCTAGAGCATAAAGTATAGGTTGGGGGACCAATGAAAATGGGAATGCTAAAGTTTGCAGCTATTTTGAACTTTTAAAATGACAGGTGAAATAAGCGTAGAGGATAGAGTGAGTTCACGTAGGCACGTATATGTGTGAGTATGGGTACGGGCGGGTGTGTTGGACTAAAGGCTAGGTTCGGTCTGTCGAATACAAAAGTATTGTCTGAAGTCTATTCACGATAAATGATAGCATAAATAATTATTGATAGTCAAACTAGACTTTAGACGTAATTGACACTTACTGTTACTAGTAGGATAGGTAACTGGCAGGATAGGGTAAGCAGGAAAAAATAGTTTGAAAATATATTTTTTAGATGGAAAACGGGTGAAAATGGGCAAAACGGGATTGACACATCATACAGGTATGTAGTAGTATTGACGCAAGCGCCATTGACGCGCGGACAATAGACGGTCAAACTTGACAATTAAAGAATGGAGTATTGAACAATGGTTACTAATGACACTAGCGTTAAGCTATGCCGAATTGTTTTTGAACCTGTTGTAGGTATTGGTCAAACATACCTATACTCTGCACGTGAGAATGAAGCAGTAAGATTAACAAACAACGTTAATGCAGCAGGGTTATTTGATGAACAAAACGCTAGACAACTTGCAGACAGATTACAATCTATGTGTGTTGTCACATATGTTACAGCAGTAAGGATATAGGTTAGATCAATGGCCCAAACAGTTAGTATCAAACGGAATTACAGTATGTACACTGAGATAATCCCTAATGTACCGTTTGCAATGATGATTGCATGGAGTGAGGCAACAATACACTCACGAATAGCCGGTACACTACACACAATGTTGCTAGTCGTAACGGATGGGGTAACAGAACCTAAGATACCAGACGTTAGATTGTACAAGGTAATGCCGGGTATACCAGGTTACGATCAAGTTGAGTTAGAACTCTGGAACCATTTGTCTTTGTCGGAAGTAGGTATCTATCGGGAAGGCGATAAGTACTATTATGAGACTCAGAGTGTTAACTGGTAACATTTACCTCTAGATCGCCTTAAACAAAAAAAAAAAAGACTACTCTTAACCGGGTAGTCTTTTTTTTGTGTGGCTTAGATGGGATCTAGAGTAAATCTAGATGGATCAAAACTATTTTTAGTTATTTTCGAAAATAGGCTTGACAAGAATTGAGAAGGTATGCTACTATGTCTCATGCTCAATACGCTAACGTAAGCTACCCTAAAGTAGACACGGTTAGTGCATTGTATTCAATTTCGGTTATAAACGTTAGCAAGCGTTGCCGGGTAGGTCTGGAAGTATGCCGGGGACAGCTATACCCCGTCATGCAACGTACTACACGGTTAATTGCAACAATTCTATAGTTACAGTGTCAACTATATTCGCTTGAATGTGTCTACATGACACGCTAGAGTATAGATCATTGTAAAACTATCTAATCACCACACACACTACACACAAGGAACTTAATCAAATGGCCGTCGCAAAAACATCCGCAAACACTGCAAGCACTGCAAAGTCTACCCTCACTGAGGGTACAGTAATCGAGAATGGTTACATTGTCATTACGTTGCCAGTCAATAAGGTACCTAAACCGTCCGCTAGTGGCAAAAGCAAGATCATTGCTACTACAAGTGGATTTAAGGATGCGGGTATTGAATACGCTGGTTTGGATGTATCAATCAGTGTCAACGTTATCGGTAAGTAGTCTACTTCATGACAGGCTAAACACTAGACTAGTTTAGCCTGTTCTATCCTTAGTCTAATCGCAATCGCAATCACAAAAAGATAGGAACTATAAACAAATGGAACTCATATGGAAAAAAAACACTTCCGGTGGCTATACTGCTGTTGGAAATGCAGGAAAGTACGTACTTGCACTGATTAACGGTCTATGGACAGTCAAGCAGGGTACAAGTGTACTTGGCAAAGTCAAAGGACTAGTCAACGCTCAAGCTAAAGCACAAGCGAATGAACCTGCTGACACTGATGAGGATTTTGATCCCGCTATTAAAGCAGGAATTGCCGTAAAGTCTACTGCACGAACGGCGAAGATACCAGCCGCAAGCATTGCGAAGGGTACACAAACGATTGCAAAACCTACGGTCAAGGCTAAAACTCCAAAAGAGTTTATGACCATTGATCAATGGCTTGAAGATAATCCTACTCCGGCCAAAACACGCAAGCAGACAGCAGAGGAATATGCCAAGGTTGTAAAAGGCCACCGCATGGGGTATGCAAGAGCGAAGGGTGCATACAATAAGGCTAACGGCATTACTGCAACGGCAAGTGCAAGTGCTAGCACTCCGAAGTCTACTGCAACGGCAAGGCAACCTAAAGTTGTTGCCGAACCGGTTTCAAAAGAAGAGCGATACGGTCGCGAAGTTTGGCACAATTTCGGCGAAGGTGATAAGCTACAGTATGCACTATCGCAGATTAACAATGCGATAGGTAGTCTAGCGTACAGCATTGAACATGCTAAGTCACATCCTTACACGCCGATTGGTCAAAACAGCTACTACAAGAGTGTAGAGCGATTGTATCAAGCTGAGGAACGGTTCAGCAAGCAAGTTGAGGATAGCGTAATTGAGGAACCTAAAGACTTTGAATACCAAATCTTCGGTAAGTCGCTAAGTGAACTCGATAACGACGTTTATGACCTTGCCGGGTATGTTGATTACTACTCCGAGCCTGAACATTGGATGCATGCCGACAAGGCTAAGATAGTCAATCCAAAGACTAGCAAGCTAACCGGTATCAACGAAGAACTACTTACTCTGTACCCGGTTGTTAGCGCGCCTAAAAAGGCCGTTCGCAGGGCACCAATTCGCAAATAGCCGACGACGAACCAAACACTATAGCCTACTCTCAAAATGAGAGTAGGTTTTTTTTTGGTCTAAGGGCTTGACAAGGATTAGCAGACTAGAGTATAGTCTTAGGTATTAGTCCATCGGACTTTAAACGAACGGGGTACTCCATGGCGAACTATCTATATCTCGACAATCTACGACGTATTACAATCAAGAAGTCGTATCGCGACTTTGTTTGTGACCATTGCGGCGATAGTAAGGATATCGCAAGCAAGTGCATAGCTGTAATTGACAAACAACTATATCTGACCGTCAAGGCAGAAGTTGAAGCAGAGTATTTTGGTGGTAACACTGACAGTAGTACGTTTTGGAATATGCTTGAGGCGCAAGTGTTAGAACAGGGTAAAGAGTGCTACTGTTCAGAAAAATGCTTCAATGAGCAATACGGCGCAAACTAGACACTACATAGGATTGAACAGAAGGAACTAATCAAATGGTTAGTTCCTTTTTTTTGTCTGAACTATAGACCGGTCGCAATCGGACGCGGACCATATAATTCATTCCCAGAAAAATATCCGCCATTTTTGCGGATGTTCGGATAGTTCGCCAAGTGGACTTGACAAAGATTGTGGAATGGTGTTAGAATGACCGTGTAGCTTGCATAGACGAGCTACACCAGTATTGAACCGGTATTCTGCCACATTGACAATTTAGCGGCTCAGAACCGCAGGAAACAAAGGTAACAAAATGACTATAAAGTTTACGTTTGCACATGTAACATGTGCTCAGTCGTTTTACAATCACATGAGCCAATGTTATACGGATAGATTTACTTGCATAGCGCAAATAGACTATAGTGTAGCATTGGTACTTCGTGAAAGTGATATTACAGAACAGTTTGTAGTGAATACAGCTAAAGGGTATCAATCTGATGTGCAAGTTGACATCACTAGTATTGTTCGGTTTTCGGGAGGTAACTGATGTGGTGAATGCAATGTTGGAATGGTTACTTTCAGGTAGCATAGCAGAGTGTCTAATTAGGATGCTATGCATACTGGCAATAGTGTGTTTGCTAGTCTGGATAATGCAACCACGTAAGTATTGGTTCTAAGGAAAGGTATAGAATTATGAAATCAGAGTACACATGGGCAGTAGGGTATCGGACACTAGGCGGGAAAGTGAGAACATGGAACGTTTTCAATCCTGATGGATCTAAACTGGCGGAGGTAACTAGACTTAAGCAAGCTAAAATGCTTGTCTACGAACTGAATGGTCTGCATAGGAACAATGGGATATGGTTTAGTCAGTACAATGGGGTAGTAGGTATGTACATGGTCCCTACTGGATTGAAAAGGGACTTAGTAGAGATTTCCGCGTAGATTTTTGAGAGAGACGAAAATAGAGATTAGACTGTACTTCGGTACAGTCTTTTTTTTTGTCTGGATAGATGGGCTATAGATGGGATAGGTCATAATGGATATGTCGGGTAGGATTTTGTGGAATAAGGCAGGATTATGGACATGGCTCTACGCGGCCCTGTAGTGCGTTTTGAGACGGGTATAGCGGTTTTGTGGAGTGATTGCCTATACGTAGGTTTTTAGGCATGTGTGCGTTGATTGTAGTGTGATAATGAGCAGAGTTAGTGTATAGTCTACACTTAGTTAGGGTATGGGGTGAATATGGGGTAGTAGACCATACGGTCTAGTTTAGTCTGTACAGAGTAAATTACACAATGAGTACAATATCATGGTTTTTAGGAATAGCCTGTAATGTCTCTGTAGTGACCATACAACTAGTATAGGGTTTAGTGCATACTTTATACTACGGTAGTAGTCACACACTAGCGAAGATAACTAGACACTACAGTATAGTGAGTAGATTAGATAGAACGTGTAGTATAGTTATTAGTAACTAGACTAGAGTGTATAGTATGATTAGTAGGTAGAACGTATAGTCTAGTTAGTAGTAGGCTATAGGATATGCCGGCTTGATTGACGGGTGTTTGACGGGTTAATGTGACACGAATATGAGATAGTTTAATACAGATTGAGGCATTTGGATGGACGCATAGATGGAGTGTCAATAACTATCAATAACTGTTCATAATTCGTTAGAATTATTCGGACTTGACAACGATAGGTTAGTCGTCGTAGACTAGTGATTGTTGAGCGTATCATAGGCCGGCATGATAGGCGCAGGATAGGCCGGCAGTGCCATGGTGGACCATGTAGATAGTTCGTGGATAGGACAAAATAGCGCATAGTTTGGAGTGGTATAACCATCAATATTTTTCTAGAGTTTAGGTTTGATTAATGAGACTATACTCTAGTTTGGTTATTTGTTTCAAGCCCATTGAGACAAATATGAGACACTATTTACCCTAAACTCTAGACTAATTAAGCCTAAACTCTAGCCTTCCCGCCGTAGAGTTTGGCCCTTGCTAGTCCTATAGTATATATACTATAGTAGCTAGACCATAGGGCCAATTAACCCTAAACTATGCAGTGAGTATGCGTAGTAATTACCCTAAACATTAGCATGAGATTAGCCTAAACTCTAGCATGATATTACAGTCACTATAGAGTCTATGGTGGGGGTATCCCCCTTTTCATATGAAGGTCGGGAGGGCAGGTAGGTCCCATACTTATCTAGGGTATAGTTGAAATGTTCTTTACTCTAGACTTTAGGATGGATTTTATAAATAAAACCTTATACATCTAGAGTATACACCAAATCTTTACTAAACTAGAGTTTAGGATGACCCTCATCACAAAAATATGTAAAATTTCCAACTATCAAACTTTCTCTAGTCTAAACTCTAGTCTAACAACTAATCCCTCCCGTAACGAAGGAAACCAAACACCATGACTGACATAAGTAATTGCATCTGTAAACCAAACCATAGATCAAAATGGGTAAAAGCTATGCACAAACTAGCCCCAATAACTTGGTCTGATGCACCAAACTCTGCTCACCAAACAGATTGTCCAGTGTATAGTCCAACATCAACGACATCAACAATAGGCTGGCAGCAATCCGAACCTAACCCTAACCCTAACCCTAACACTGAACCCCAACCTCAACCTAAAGTCTGCAACTGCTCACTAAAGAAAGACCTACCACTAGGAGTAGACAAGACTGTAGCCAAATTACTACCCGGCACTCATCACCTTAAGCTATGCAACATGTTTGTTCACTACATTGTAGTAGATTGGATAGGTTTAGGTCTAGACACTAACCATAATACTAATCAGTACTGTGATTGTAATCACGAACCACAGACTAAAGGTTATGCAGAAACATCAAACCAACGAACATTTGTTGATGATCTAGCTGCAATCATTAACTATCATGGCATTGACACTAAACTAGACACACCAGACACTACACTGGCTAACTTCCTAGTAGGTGAACTACGAAGACTACAGTATGAAAAGGAAAACCCAACTAAACACTGGTCCTATCCAGTAGAACCTAAAGAGTACGGTATTTTTATATTGTCTACCTCAGACAGAGAATACTTAAAGAACAACCCATTAACTCAAAAACAAAAGGCTATACTTGACAGTATACTAGAACCAATCAATAATCTACAGTATGGTGATCATTCAGCAGAAACCTGTAAAGCTAAACAACCCACACCAAACTTTGAAGGTGAACCTCATCTACCTCTAGACCATACGATGTAGTACCACAACCATCACAAGACTAATTGGCCTAGCAATAGGCACCTACGGTTTAGATGAACGATATCTATTTCACCCAACCACAAAGGATACACCAACAATGTCTACTCAAACACCATTGAAGAAAGCTATCACAGGATTGCTTGCAGGTTTCACCTATGTACCTATAGACCTTATGGAGTTTGCCAATTTCAAACAAAAAGCTTACGATGCTCATGTAGGATATGTTTTTGGAGGTAAAGACCCTAACCTTGGGTCTGGCACCATAGGTTTCTCTGGGATAGACTGTTCAGGATGGTTCCGTACACTAGCAGACTACTCTACTCATGGTATACTTCAGAGTGCAGGACTACCAGACGGTTCATACACTCAAGCACAATGGCTTATAGATCAAGGGTTTAAGCACCACGTAATCAATTCCAGCCAACAGTATAACGATGCTGCAACAATCTCACCTACAGACCCTAGCTACAACTTGCTGAGAGTATGCTTCCACTACCCTAATGGTCGTGGTGGTGACAACACTGGACACGTTTGGATGGATACTCATGACCATAGCGTTGAGAGTTATGGTGGACATGGACCCGGCGAAGAACACATCACTGCATCGTGGTTTGAGGAACATTGTGATCTAGTAGTAGTACTAGGACCACTACTATCTAACACAGACTTTAGTTATCCTGTGAGTGGTTACTAGTATAAATCATTCCCAGAGAAAAATGTGGGCCATTCCACTAAACTGTAGAGCCAAACCTCGAAGAGAAGTCTAGATGGATAGCGTAGTAGAGGCTGGCTCTGCTATAATGTGCGGCAACAGTGGTGGTGGCTGTTGTCGTACACAGGGTATAGAGCGTTGATTGCCTGAAGTCTAGGAAGTTACGGGCCTTAACTTTATGGAAGTGTCCCCTATACCCTGCGAGTAAGGGCGATTAGGACGGTCGCCCTGCTCGAAAAGGATCTAAACACTATGGCAACACTAAGAAATTACACTCCACAACAACTAAAGGATATGAACGCTCCGCCCGGAAGACGTAAACATCTAATAGAGCGAGACATTACACCTGCACAGATAGGTAAATTGTACATCAAACGTAATGATAAACAACTACGTGATGCACCTGTGGCCTACACTGAAGATGGAAAAAGGGTTTTTGCTTACAATGATGAACAACAACCTATATGCTACTCTAGACGCCCCGGCGTAATAGACCCTGTAACACAAGAAAATGCTAGATGCCAGTCTATGGCTATAATGGATAATGGCAGATGTTTTAGGCACGGGGGTAAAGCACTAACAGGATCACTACACCCTAGAGCTACTCACCTAAGAACATCAGAGAGTATGCCTTCACACTTGAAGTCAGACTTTCAACGAGCATTAAATGATCCAGACCTACTATCCCTAAACCATGAGATAGCCCTTCAAGATGTACGTATCAACACTTTGAAGGAAGGTCTAGGCTTTGATGTAGACTACAACACTAGAAAGAAACTAAACAACCTAATCACTAGCTTGGCTGATAAGTTAACAGACGATGGGGAAATAACAGAAGACTTTCTAAAGGTGTTAGTGGATGTCTATCGTAAAGGCATAAACCAAGAACATACATGGAAACAGATAGACATTGCTACAGAACAGCGTAGACGACTTGTAGACACTGCACACCACCGTGAACGTGATCTTAAGACAATGATTAAAGCCGATCAAGCCATGGCTTTGATTACTGGAATAGCAGCTACATGTAAAGAGTGTATAGGTTATTTCATGAACGCTGTTAATGAGAAGTACATTCTCATCAAAAGGGATCAAGCAGGATTAACACCTGATGCTAAACTCTTGTTAGAAGAGTTTAAAGTGACAGGTATTGATGTATCACTGAAGATGGACTTCCTATCTAATGTAGCTACAGGCTTGAGTAGTCTTATTAGTAAACCTAGAGACAGCATCATAGGTACTTCAAGTGATAGCAGAGAGAAAAGTGTTGTAGCCATTAGCCCTCCACCATTACCTGTTAGTGATCACCCTAAACCCAGTGCAGCCTCTAGTGCTAAAGCAGGTCAACTAAACAGGGCTAATGCTATTATAAACGCTAGACTAGCAGCACAATCAAAACAATCAGAACCAATAGAACTGGAAGATGATTAGTTAAATAAAGTTTCGACTATATATAATACACATAGTCGGATTGACAGCAAATAACCTTTGATGGGGTAAGTGGTAGCCAAAAACAAACCTCACCCATCAAACGGGCATATAAACAGACCTAGAGTAGAGACTGTGGACCTCTATCCCTAGCTGCTATATGCCCGACACAAATGAAAGGAAACTTTAGCATGAAGAATATCAGGTCGCCGATAGTGTCTATACTAGTTCTAGGACTATGTATAGCAGCATCAGTTTTTATTGCAGCGCCTATACTGCAAGTAAAATCTGTAAGCGCACAGTCTATGAACTCAGGACAGAAGTATGACATTGCAAACCTTGCAAAAGTAATTGCACAATACTCGTCAGGCAATACACTAGATAACTTTCTAGTAAATGGCCCTATAGCAGGGCAGTTCATCCCACAGGGACCATTCACAGTAGCAGGGGCTACAGTTCCTGCACCTACATACATTACAGGTTGGTCGCTTTACAATAAAGCAGCCTATCCTGTATACTTACACTTGTATAACAAGGCTACAGTTCCAGTATGTGGAACTGATGTCCCGGTTATAACAATTGAACTTCCCGCTACTTCAACCACTTCAGACACCCTTAAGTTAGGACAAGCCATCCTTTTTATAGAAGGATTTGGTTACTCTCTATCTAAAGGTTATGCTGACACAGATAACGTATCCGCTGCATCAGGTGATGTAGTCGGTTACATCAGTTGGAAAAGTGGATCTACTTAGACACAAGTCTAGCCTCTTCTAACCAAGAGGCTAGCATAATTTACTCCCAGAGAAAGGGCCACCACAATGTCTTGGTCAATTCGCTCGAAAGGTCCGCGTCTTGCTGTGCTCGCACAGATACTTGCTATGCCTAGTTATCAAGCACAACAGGAAAATGCTAAATACTGTATTATCTCAGAACTATCTAAGGATCAGTCTTGGGGTAATACAGGTGTAGACGTTACAGCCTACGGTCATTCAGGTAAAGATAGCCAGAGTGACCTACTAGAACGTCACGCATCAGTGAACATCTCTATCACGCACTTTAGAATAGAAGATGTAGATGAAGCAACCTTTACGGTACCTAAAGTTGAGGAACCGTATACTAAACCTAAGCCCGGTACTGAAGACAATGGGCAGAATGAAGAGTAATAACCACAATGGCAACCCCAACCGCAAACCCTCTACTGAAACTGAAACTTAATGGTTTTGAGAAATGGGCAGTATCTCAACTCTTTGGTTCACAGTGGCAGACTAAGATCTGGAACTCTGTCACACAATCTATAGACAAGTGGGTAACAACTCAGTCTACAGTGAACAGCTCAACTATACAGTCGTTTGTTACAGCCCATGTTGATGACTTCATCAACGCAGCACTTGGAGGAAACCCATTCCTAGCATCGTTTGCAGACATGGCTATAAACTCTATGATCAGTCCTCTGGTTAATGGACTTATGGCTTATGTTCAAAATGAAGCTGCATCTCTCGTAGGGTCTGCTTTACCACCACCAACAGCAGTATAAGGATTACTCAGGAGTTTACACTCCTTTACTCCTTAGTAATACTCAGTAGAGATTATAGCCCTATAGTCTCTACTGTTTTTAAACACCACCACACAATACTTTTCAGGAGCAGTCTCATGGCATACAGTAGGATGCTCGATCTAATGGATGGAGATACTCTACTAGAAACAGCCATTAGAGAGTTAACCACACAGTTAAGTCCAGATACAAATGTTGCAGGAACTCGACATACACCACGTCGTTTACCTCTTTCTACTTATGTAGAAGAAACCTCCAAGTTAATCCTAGAGCCTTGGCAAAACCACATGTGCCGACGGCTAGAAAAACTTACCCACCAAAAAGGCCAAAGAGTACTTATACACAAACCACCACAGCACGGAGGATCTATTGTAGTATCACAGCGTTTACCCTCTTACCTAATAGGTGATGACCCTACTACAAGAGTTGCGCTAGCTGGTTATAACATTGATCACTCTAGAGAGTTTACTGGTGTCAATAAAGTCATCATGCAAGGTGCTGACTACAAAGAGATGTTTCCGGAAGCAGACACTAGGATACCTACAAAATGCTCAGATGAAAAGTTCTCTACAGTAGCTAGACGTAAATACAATGACAGCCAATGGTCACTAATAGCTCTAGGGTTACAAACAGGGTTCGTTGGTCGTGGTGCAGACCATTTAATTATTGACGACCCATACGCTAGTCCACAACAAGCAGCTTCTGCATTGATACGTAAAAACGTTTGGGATTTCTGGGCTAAAGGTGCTAAGGTTCGTATTGATGATAATGCAAACGTTATAGTTATGTTTCACAGATATGACGATGACGATTTTGTAGGGCAGCTTATTAGAGAAGAGGGTCTACAGTACCACGGTGGAGTTTGGGAACTTGTATCCTATAGGGCAGAGTGGGACGGCGACGAACGCATGGAAGTCGGTGGTCCAGACCCTATGAAACGGAAGATAGGTGAATACCTCTCTCCCAGAAAATCACGACAAGCCGGGTATTATCGCGAAATGAAGCGAAACCCCGCTGTATGGCTCTCACAGTTCCAAGGAAAGCCATCTAAAGAAGAAGGCAACTTCTTCTCTATCAAATCTCTAAGGGTTATCAAGAAGATACCTATGGGCGTCACTATCATCAAATACTGTAGAGCATGGGATATAGCTTCTACAGAAGATGGTGACTGGACTGTAGGTGTCTTAATGGGACTGGGTGATGACGACTATGTGTATATCATTGATGTACTAAGGTTTAGAGATAACACGGATCTTAGAAACAAAAAGATACGTTACGCTGCTAAAGAAGACAGAAGAAAATATAAGAACGTAAACATTAGGTTTGCTATTGACCCAGGTGGGGCTGGTAAAGATCAAGCTGTAATGTTTAGAAAGCTTCTTAAAGGTTTCATTATCATCTTCAAGCATGTGCCTAATGAAGACAAACCAACTAGAGCCGATCCATATTCTAACTACGTAAATGCAGGACTAGTAAGGCTAGTGTTTACTGGGGAAGATGTACTTGAGAAAGGTGAAGACGGAGAATACGTATCTTGGATACCTCCATACATCGAAGAGTTAAGGGTATTTCCCGGCGGTCCTAATACTAAGAAGGACCAAGTAGACGCTAGTGCTGATGCGTTCTCAGAGATTGCGCTAGAAA